TACTTTTATAAATTTTCCTTTATTAGCTCTTTCATAATACATAGGATACATTTTAGGTGTTGCTCTAATTAAAGCTTTCTTTGCCTCTACTCCTTGTCTCACTTCTGATGCTAAATCTGGTATCGCAATATCTGGAGCCGAAGGTCCATCAATTAAATCCCTTAAAGGTTGTAAAGCACTTTCTCCAGTAAGAGTTTCATACATTTCTAATTTATCTTTTGCTGATCTACCAGAGGGTTTTGTTACTTTATCTTTTGATAAAGGTTGATAAGAATCACGAGTAGTTCTTTTTTTATTTTTTTTAGAAGGACCAGCTTTAACTCTTTTTTCTTGTCTAAGAATTTTTTCTTTAAGTGTTTTAGGTTCTTTTAATCTTCTTTCTTGTTCTTTTAAATCATCAAGCAAACTCATTTTTTTGGTCTCCCTCTTTTACTTTTTTTCTTAGGCATACATTCACAGAGTTTACCAAATAATCTTTTTTTTATTTTAGAAAAAATTTCTTTTATTTTTTTTATCATTAAAAACCTCTTTTCGCTAATTTAGGAGAGACTAGTAATCCACCTTTGTTTTTTTTCTTAATTTTTTTCTTACCCATAGTATTTAAGATAATAGATTTAACATCATATTTATATGATGGATTATTACGTTTTATTTGTTCTGCAAAATCATATTTAATTTTTGGTTCTTTAGGTTTGTTTTTGCTACTACTCATAACTATCCTCAATAATAATTATATTGTTTTGGTGGTAGATCTTCGTTATCCACATAATCAGAGTATAGTTCAACAAAGTTACCTTGTCTATATCGTAAAAGTGCTTGTGTCATACTATCAACGTAGTCATCATGTGCACCATGTGGAAAACTAGCACATTCTTCAATTACTTCATCTGATAAAGTTTCTCCATAAGGATACCAAACAGCACCACTTTCAAATATAGGTGCAACAGAATTTACTCTAGTAAATTTATCATTGCCTTTACTTGGTACAAATGGAATGACTGGTATACCCATTCTTCTAAATTCTTGCGTTAAAGGTTCACCACTTGCTTTTTGTTCTATGATTACACTTTCTGGTTCCCAATATTTATAAGACTCTAATGCTACTACTTTTAATTCTGGAAAATCATACTTACCTCTCATAGCATCTAATAAAATTATATTAGGTGTAACTTCATCTGGATAAAAAACACCCCAAGTTGTAATAGCAGAATAGTCAGCAGTTTCTTTTTTACTAAAAGCTGTATCGTAACTTTGTATAACATGAACTAAGTTTGGCATGGATTCTTCTTTCCAAGGTTGCCACCACTCTCGTTTTATAATAGCTCCTTCCTCGGAAGTTGGTTCTTGCATGTATTGTGCTGACCAATTTCTAATCGGTAATGAAGCTTTGATTTTTTCTAATTCTTCTCGTTCCCAATATTCTGACCAAACTGGTTTACCATCTGGTAGTATGGCTGGAAAAGAAATTGTTTTCCATGAATCTGCTTTTGGTTCTTTTTGAGCCTTCAATAATCTACCAGTTAAATCATCTTCTGCCCATCGTGTCATAACCAAAAGAATAGATCCACCAGGTTGTAGTCTTTGTCTTGGTCCTGAAGTATACCAATCATATGCTCTTTCCATTGCTAAGTCAGACATCGAATCTTGTTCCGTATGTGGATCATCAATAATCAATAAGTCTGCACCACGACCAGTTATGGATGCTCCAACTCCAGCTGCGTAATATTCTCCACCATGATTAGTTTCCCAACGACCTTTTGCTTTAGAGTCTTCACGCAATTTTACATCTCCAAAAATTTGTTTGTACTCTGGAGAATCAATTATGTTTCGAACCTTACTTCCAAATCGAACTGCAAGTTCTGTGTTATGAGATACTTGCATAATTTTTAATTTTGGATACTTACCAATCATCCATGCTGGGAAGTATACCGATGCAAATTCTGATTTAGTATGTCTTGGAGGCATGTTAATTATGAGCCTCCCTTTTCTTTTATTAGCAACCTGAGAGAACTCATTTGCAATTATTTGATGATGACCCCACTTGCTTTTATTTTTTTCTTTTCTGCAAATAAAATCTTGCCACATCTCTTGAACAAAATATAAAAAATTATCTTGGCAAAGTTTAACGTGTTGTAATAAAACTTTTTCTACTTGTAATCTTAATCTGTCAGTCGTTAAATGTTCAGTGTTACTCATAAAATATTTATACCATAAAACTATCTAGATGTTTACTGCCTATATGTATGTATCCAACTCAACCTATAGCCATACGCACAGTAACATAAAAAATAGCGACCCCCAATAAATAATAAAATAACCCTTGACTATTGCCACAAAATCCTGAGCCTTCTTTTACGACCCATGCAGAACATAACGTGAACAAACGTCTTTTTTTAACATAATGTACGTTATGCGAACTAGCCACATGAATCACTTGCCAACTTAATTATAGATTGTAAGTTTTTTTGATTGTATGGTTTAGATCCTAGCACATCGAACCGTTCTACATTTGGCACAGAACCAGTACAGAATGAGAACAAAGCTGGAATTAACTTCACAAGTTTCAGTGCCCTCTGCGAGGGTGCCAAAACTAAGTTGAATACATTGCCTCCGACATTCAAGTAATCTATCTGCCAAATGATTTGATATTTAGATAAGCCAAATTTCTTATCATCATTAGACTTTAACTCAAGCCAAAAAGATTGACCTTGAATACATACATGAACGTCTGGTATTCCGTTGATTGTGGTAGATTCTACCCTCATTAAAAACATAGCTGGATCTGTCTTTTGTAACTGGTTAAGTGATGACCACAAATTTTTTTCCATGCTGACCTTTTTATAAAAGTAGCACCCAACAGAAATGACGCTGTTAGGTGCAACAAAGGATAGTCACATAGTGGTGACAACACAACCTTAAACGATTGTCTAAGGAATATCAATAACTAATTCCAGTCTTTTGTTTTTGTAAATCTGCTTGTTGTTCTTGTAAAGTATTTCTAACATTGACCCAATATCTTATCACCCAAGTGTCATTAGATTTATCAATTACACCTTGTGTATTATTTATCATTTTATTCATAAAAATAATTTGTTCATCTAACTGTTGTTCTTTATCCATTAAGTGTTGTTTAAATTTACTCATTTGTTTCTCCTTTTTTAAAAGTTTGGTAGCACATGGCTTCACTACTTTCTCCAAATAAGGTTATCGTTTATATTATAGTCACCTCATTCAGTTTCGCTAACCATGTGCTCAAGTACAACTCGTACTACTCGCCTAACACTACATCGTCTTCGTCAAGACAACTTGTTTACTTTCACTTAAAGCACCTAGCACTTGTCGTAACCCTCCGAAGAGGGCTACAATAAATACTATTATAATAAACTTAATACTTCGTCTTTATAATTTTCTATAAAGTAAGGATCTTGGTAATACTCAGATTTTCCATCCATGAATAATTTTACAAATCTAAAAAAGTCTTTTTTTCTCCAATCTCTAAAATACAAATTATAGTTAAAAGTTTCTTCAAAAATAGAAAGTAATCTACTGTAATTTCTTTTGTTTATTCTAGTTCTTTGTATAAATACTTTACTGTTTTTTATTTGATTTAAATGTTCTTCGTATCCAGCTTTATTATATATGTAACTATTCCATGAAAAAAAACGTATTATTTTATCATCACTTTTTTTGAAACTCTCAAGCCATGCAATAGCTTTTTTTTGAGTTTCAAATGTTTTGAGGTTGTTTTCACATACAAGATCCTCATCGCAATATTCTTCAAAAGTAACCACCCAAGGTAAATCTTTACTATCTGCTTTTTTCCATATTAAGTACTTAGTTTTATTTATTGTTAATGTTTTTGTCATTTTATTTTTCTCCTTTGTTATGTATTAAATATAGCACATCTAATTTGTGATACAAGTGTTTTTTACAAAATAATTGTTTTTTTTCCTGATTTCCTAATTTCCTATAAGGTACTTGCTTACAAAAAAAAAAATATTCAAAGCGTAGAATAAGCAAATATTTTAGGAAACTGGGAAAAATAGCAGAATACAACCCCTTACAGAGAAATACTTCTGGGAAAGTTTTAGGAAAAATTCCTAGTTTTTAGGAAAATAAAGCAAAAGAGGATTGTTTTTGCCGCAATTATTTTTACTTTTTTATTTTCTAAGTAAGTGCTTTATAGTAAACTAGGATAAAAAATAGAGATTATTATGGCACAAAAAAGAAGAGAATTAAGATCCATTGAAGACTTAACGGATAAACAAAAGAAGTTTATAGACATACTTGTAGACAAGTGGGGAAAGATTACTAAAACCGATGCGTTGATCGAGAGTGGTTATAATACGAAAACAAGAGAAAGTGCCATGGTTCTTGCATCGAAGCTCACGAACCCAGATATCAACCCTCATGTCTGTCGATATTTAGAAAAGAAACTTGCTGAAGAACGTGAAATATATGAAAAAGATAAACTAAGAAGATATAAGATCTTAGATGATTTAAGAGATAAGTCATCAGAGAAAGGACAATACACAGCTTCTATTAATGCTGAATATCGTTCTGGTCAATTAGCTGGATTGTATGTAGATCATAAACAGATTACACATTCTACTTTAGAAGGTATGAGTAGAGATCAATTAGAAAAAAGATTAGAAGAGTTAGAGAATAAGATTGGTGAATCCAAAAACATTATTGATATCACTCCAACAAAAAAAACTAAATAGTAGATACAAATACCGTACTAACAAAATTTAAAGAACTACAGTGAGCTTGTATTCTTAAATTTCTAAGTGTGCCTTTTTTTCTACGTTTTTCTCTTTCTGTCATTTTTTTCATTTTAAAAAAGGTTTTTCTATAAGTAACCCATTTTATTTGTTTTTCTGTAAATTTAATGACACCTTGTTTTATAGATTTCAAATAACTATTTTTTACACATTCTGGATCTAGCAAAGCCCATTCACAAACTCTACAAAAATCGGTGCTCATACTTATTAACCAATTATGAGCTTCACATTTTATCAATGATGATTTACGATCTGATTGTTTTATCAGCACATCTTCAACAGCGTTTACTAAAATATAAACATATAATAATTCTTCTGGCTTTCTTTCTGTGAAGACTATTTCTTTTGATATATTATAGCCTAATATTTTTAATACTTCATTAGAGGGTAGATACATTAGTGCCCATAGGTTTTGATAAGATGAATTAATAATTCCTTATATCTAACACTATGTTTATATCCTTTGTCTTTGCTGATTAAGTATTCTGCATAAACTAAATCAGTAAATAAATGTCTATCATCTGGATCCATGAGTCGTGGATCGATATCCATACTTATTGCTTGATCAATCAATCCACTTATAAGATCGTAAAATGACATTTTGAGTTTTCTCCTTGTCACTTTATTTTTACATCAGGATGAGAAATTATTCCAGAATTTTTTTTGTTATGACAAAACCCATAAAATTATACGATTGCCAAATCTTTGTTACATTACCCAATGTTTGTAGTTCTTTATACAATTCTGTCTCTGAAAGACAGAACATAGAGTTCATTAATTGTAATTCTTTATCTAATATTTCTTTATCATTAAAGCTTTTTCTTTTTTGTTCTAAATGTAATTTATGAATAAGAGTTTGTAAGATAGTATCTTTTAAATATACTTTTTCCGATATTAAAAAAACAGTATCCTCTTCTATATGTTGCTTGATATAGTTCAATACATTATTTCTTTTTTGTCTTGGTAGAAACTGTAAAGTAAATACACTTGATATTACAGAAAATTTTTTAAATAGATTACCAGATAAAAAACTTTCAATATCATCTTGTACAAAACTCCAATCTTTTTGTGATGCATTATTTTCTTTAAAATGTATTTTATCCACACCAATATACTTACAACTATCTTTCTTTTGTAATGATCCTAGTAAACTACCAGTAGAACAACCAAGATCTAAAACGGTACTATCAAACTGAGAATAATAGTTTATTAATCCAGAAAAGTTTTTAATTAAAGTATCATAATGTGGGATAGACATATTGATATGCTTATCAAAATTATCTACTTTTGAAAAATCAAACATAATCATCCAATAAATATTTGCTACTAATTGGAAAAGTTTTTAATAAATCTTTTGCTATGTAATTAGTAATCATCGTAGTTTCTTTTTGAGCATCACTTTTATTTCTTAAATTACATACTCTTGAAAAAGCAAATAAGGTACCTGACCAGATCCATTCTGTAATCATATTTTGTGGCAATATCATTCTTGCTAATTCTGGAGCTATGTTTTTTTGTAACATGTCTTCATAAGTTTTTTTTAAGACTTCTATTATTGGATCTATATTGTATTCTACTTCAGTGTTTGTTGATCCTTGTTTCTTGTCTCGATGTCTTTCTCTCCACATAGTTGGTACATAAAATTCTGGATCATCATCAACGTATCTACGACTAACTTCATTCCAAACTAAACCCACTTGATGTTTTACTAATTGTCTAGCTACAAATATTGGTGCTTTAATTCTAAACTGTAATGAAGCATGACCAAATGGTGACCAATGATTATGAAGAGCTAAATATTTAATTAACTTCTCATCATTGTCTTGTATCTCTGTATGCATTTTAGAAAACGATACTCTAGCTGAATTAACAACAGATAAGTCTGATCCCATTTTATCAATTAACTGTACCTCAATCACTTTCATGTACCTTTTGTATTCTAGTTCCTAACCACTCCATAACATTAATAGACATAGCTCTACCACAAGCTTCATATCTTTTTGAAACTGGAGCTTCTTCCTTTGGCTTACCTCGATAAGGCACTTGTGTGTAATTATCTGGAAAACCTTGTAATCTTTCACATTCGATAGGAGTTAGTCTTCTAATAGATTTATTTCTGGTTGCGATCTTAACTTCTGGATTAGAAGCAGTTATGGTAGGGCTAACACCCTTATCACTATATACCCTTCTAGTCATTTCAAACACACCCTCTTTTGTAATAAATTCTGTAATTTGTTTATCAAATTCATTTGTATTTATTTGTAATAATTTTTTTACAGCAAACCAAATTTCTTTATCTGGCACCGAAAAACTTTTGTCTGTTCTAAACCAATGATCAACTGTAGTTTTATTAATTTTTAATGTTTCTGCTATTTGTTTGATTGTTAGGTTATTATTATTTTTACCTTCATGTAAAACTTTTTGTATTTTCTGTACATCAAGTTTATGTTTTCTTACCGTAACTTGTTCAGCAATATCTCCAACATGAATTAAAGAATTATCCTCATTCACATTATCTTTTTCTAAAAAAACTATTGGTTGTCTATTACCACCAGTCATAGCAGTTAAAGTTGGTGACACTTCATCTTTGTATATTCTAGCAGTTTTATCTGGAGTCGAGGTTTCTAATACGGTAACAGCTGGTATATCTCCAGCAGTCAATGTAAAAGATACATCTTCTTCACTCCAAGGTTTACCATTACTTTTAGTATGATTATCTCTAACTACCACTAAGTCAGTAATATCTTTATAATCTCTAGCTAATAATGTAGAAGCTTTATCATCTTCTTTATACCCATCACCAACAAAATTACTTACTCTTGCATAAGTATCTTGTTCAACAACTAAATCAGTAGCAGACTTATAATCTCTAGCACAGATAGTCGATGATACATCATCCTCTATGTAGTCACCTCTTCTTCTAATGCGATTTGTAGATTCTTTGGCAACTCTTTGTTTCTTTGTTCTGCTCGGATAAGGATTTTCTTGCATTGGTTCTTGGTCAAATAATACCTTTGCTGGATATCTCCAGTCTCTAATATGTCCGACAACGAAGATACGCCTTCTTCTTTGTGGGATGGCTCTTGGAAAGCGACTTGTTCTGACATATTGAGTGTCAAGAACCCTATAGGCGAACCCATACCTGAGTTCTGCCAATGCTCCGAGAAAGGTTCCAAGATCTTTTCCTTCGTTTGATGACAAGATGCCGGGCACATTCTCCCAGACGACCCAAGTGGGTCTAACTCTATCAATAAGCCTAATAAACTCAAGTGCGAGGTTTCCTCTATCTTCTTCAAACCCTTTTCTAAGTCCAGCGATGCTAAAGGTTGCACAAGGGGTTCCCCCCACAAGGACATCTGGTCTTGTTCCGATTGTTTTTTTTGTGATTTTCGTGAAGTCGCCATAATTTTTTACCTCTGGATAATGATATTGTAACACAGCAGAACGGAACTCTTCAATCTCAGAAAAACCAATAGGCTTCCAACCTAATGGATCCCATGCAACACTACATGACTCTATTCCACTACAGATAGATAAGTAATTCACTGCTGACCTTTTAATAACTCTTTAATTATATCTTGTTTTTTTCTTTTTTCTTTTTTACTCATATGTGTAAGTGTAAAATCTAATAATTCATTAATCATATTAGAAGGATTTCTATTTGTTTTATCACACATACCTTTCAGTAACTTGTAACTATCTATTCTGATAGCTACGGTTCTCCATTTAGTAGTATCCATTTTTTCTCCTATAAAGTTAATAACCAAATATATGCCCACACAATACAGTTCATGTACAATATAGATATAAGTAAAAATTTAGTCATATAATGATTTTAGTGATACGATGAGAAATTGTCAACTACTAGATAGTTTCTCCAAAATTATTTCCAATAGCTACATCTACTTTCATTGGCACCAAAAACTCCACACAATTTTCCATTTTATTTTTTATAAGATCTATATGTTTTTTATCTTTAATACTAAAACATAATTCATCGTGGATCTGGAGCAATGGTAAGTGACCCATCCTTGCACATTCCAACATAGCTTTCTTTGTAAGATCTGCTGAACTACCTTGTATCAATCGATTAAGACTTTTGTAGGTGTAAGCTCTTTTAATGTTTCTTGCACCATATTTTGCTGAAGCGTTCTCATGTCTTTCTGGTGTATGTACACCCCAATCTTTTGGTTCATATAAATCAAAACGACATTTTCTACCTAACTTAGTTCTTATCACTCCTTCATTCTGAGCTTTTTCCATACACTTATCTGATAACTTTTTTAAAAAAGGTGCTTTACGATTATACTTATCAATCAAGGAACTTGCTTCATCAAAAGTTAATCCTAACATGTTTGCTAATTTATTTTTACCCATACCATACATTAAACCTAATGAAATAGTTTTAGCACTTTTTCTATCTATGCCACATAAATCTGCTACGGATTGATGAAAGTCTCCATCTCCTTTTTCATAAGATAAAGCTATTTCTTTTGCTCCTTCATATTCTAAAGCCAAACTATAATGTACTGCAAGTCTAGGTTCTTGCTGACTATAATCGAGTGCTACAAACTTTTCACCTTCTTCTGGTAGAAACAATCCTCGTATCATACTACCAAACTCTTTATTACGAGCTGGTAGTTGTTGTAAGTTTGGATTGTTCATAGATAGTCTACCACTTACAGTACCACCACTATCACTGCGTAACTGATTTATCTCAGCATGGATTCTACCATTATGTGTATACTTTAAAATACTATTGATAAAAGTATTATGAAACTTATTCATCTCTCTAGCTTGTACAATCAACTTTGATATATCGTTAGTGTCATCCATCAACCATTGTTGTGTGAAACTTGGTTCGTTAGTCTTTTGTGTTCTAGGATATTCAATACCTAGTTTATCGTAAGCAGTGGCTATACTTCTTGCACCCCAAATATCAACATCTTTACCTACCTTATTTTCTATAACTTGAAGTGTTTTCTTTTCTGATAATATAAAATCTTTTTTTAATTTTTCTGCTCCCTCTTCATTTACTCTTATACCCCTTTTTCTCATTTCTATTAAGTGTGGTAAAAGATCTCTTTCTAATTCCCATATAGTCATTAAGTTTTCTTTGTTTAATTCATGTTTCATTCTTTGCCATAAATCATACGTTAGTCGTGCATCTTCTTGAGCATACAATCCAACTGCTTCACTAGGTAGTTTCCACATCTCTTGCTTTGGATCTACTCCATACAATAGAGCTGTTTCTCGTAAATCTTTTTCTACTTTCATTTCACCTAAATACTGTTTAGCTAATGCATTTAAAGAATAGGAATATCTATTCTCATCTAACAAAGCACCAGCGATCATTGTATCTACAATCTCTCCATTTACTTTTATACCATAAGATTGTAACCACCCAACATCATAGGATGCATTATGAAATATTTTTCTACAAGGTAATGCACAGATATCATGCATGTATTGTAAGACTTGCTCTTTAATTAAATTACCACCACCTAAATGTCCAAATGGATAGTAAGCACTAAAACCTTCTGTGGCTACTGCCATTCCAATTATGTTACCTTTACCAAAAGCCCAACCAGCTCCTAAGCCATTATTAATACCACCATCTCTAGTTTCTAAATCAATCGCTATTTCTGTAGCACTTGATAAATCTTTGTACTCTATTGGTGGTGACCACATACTTTTTTTCTGTAATGGAAATACTAATTGCATTTTACTTATTAAACCCCCTGTGAGCCTGTGTTTGAAATAAAAACCCATTTAAATGACCACTGAGTGCATGTAAAAAAGTTTTGCTTATGATCGTACCTAGTTTTTTACTCATAATCTCTCGCTATTATCATTTCACAATAATGTATTGCTTTTTTAATATCTTCAGCTTTACCTTTAGCTTGATGACGACAAATATATTTAATTACATTGCCCTCTGCAAACAACAATTTATTTTTATTTATAAATTGTGAAGGTTGTATTTTAAGGTTTTGGTAATGCAGACTGCCTTTTGCCCACAAGTTGTTTTTCTCTTTCATGTTCTTCCTTTGTTTTTAATGTAAAGCCATCTCTTATTAAACAAAATAATTTATCTTCTACTTCAGCTTTTGTTGGTCTTGTTTTAAACTCTAATGTTACGTTAATTTTATATGTCATATCACTCCTGCGTTCTGTAAACCTATAATTGTACTAACAATAGTATATATAATTAAAATCGTCATAAAACCCTCCCTTTTTTATAGTTTTTTTTACTGCTTGTTCCTCTTCTTTTTCTCCCCAATACACTATAGTAAATGCATTACAATTTGGACAAGATAAATTTGTAACAATTGAATGATCTTCATCTTCTTCACAATCATGATCCCCACCCCATATTAATTCTGTGCCACAATTATAACATTTCATAATATTCTCCTAATAAGGTTCTAAGTCACAATACGATCTAGGTATACCTAACATGGGTCTACCATCATATTTATTATCTTTAGCTTCATCATTATTTTCATCATTGTAATGAAAAAAAACTTGACCACAAAGCTCACCTGTAAATTCTTCTCTCCAATGCTCACACAAGTGTCCTTTGTAAATCATCATATCACCTGGTTTTAATATTACTTCTACACCTTTAGATTCACCCCCTTGGTAAACCATGTATTCTCCTTCTTGTTTATAACCCCCTATATTTTTATCTGGCTCTATATATATAGCCCACTCATCTCCACCTAAATTCATAGTAGTTGATATTTCACAACTAAATCTATCTTTATGGCGTTCTAAAACATTACCTTTTATATACAACCTTGCATAAGAGTAATTTGGTATTAGCTTCATGTTTATTTTTTTTTCTATAAACTTAGTACATGATTCTAACAAAGTTTCCATAACAATATCTCCATAATTTGAAAAAGCACCCTCTGCTTGATCATCAAAAAAAAATCCCCAACAATCTGTATCAACTTTATCATTATCCCATAACCATTTTGATACCTCTGCTTTTTTTTGCAAACACTTATATGCAAACTGGCAAATTTTAGGATCAACTGCTTTTCTAATAATTAGATAATTATCTTTTTTGAATGAAGTCATTTTTTTTCCTTTATGTAATTTAAATAATCAACTCCTATAGGATAATTATATCTATGATCTGTGCCTAATAAATGTAATCTTTTTTTTGCTCTAGTCACACCAACATAATAAACTTTACGTTCCTCAGATTGTTCTTGTTGAGTCTTTCTTTGAAACGATGATACCCAATTACATTTAGATGCAAGTAAAACATTGTCTGCTTCACCCCCTTTACAAGAATGAATTGTATCAATAATTATTTGTGGATCTTCATCTAAAGTTTTTTGTCCATATCTTTGTAACAACCTAACAAAGTAAGTCACTTGTGGAGTATGAAAATTTCTTTTCAATATTTCATACCAAGGTTTACTATATGCTTCATCACTTAATTCTAAACCACACCAATCGATTAATCCATCAAAATCATACTCTTGTGTGTCAGGCAAACTAACCCAAAACTTTACAGAACGATAAGAGCTATCTTTTATTTCTCTAATATATTTCATCATAGTTTCTGCTTCGTGTTTCGTGATACTTTTACCTTTTGTAATTTTAGTCCAACTCTTGATTGCCTCCCATTGTTTTTTATCAAAAGATTTATTACCACGATTATCAGCAAAATATAAACCAGCATCTTTTGCCATCATTCGTAATTCATTAACCACAGAATTTACTCTACCTAATATGTACCATGTACCATCTATACTAATAGGCACTTCTCTAAAATTTAAATATCTTTTTACATAACTATCTTTATCCGATGGATAGTATTCTTTTTCTAAACTATTAATAATACCTTTTCTAATTACTTGTGAGAAGTCATAGATAGATTGACCAAACCGTTTTGTTTTTCTCAATACAACTTTTCTACCACCAAAATAATGTGTAAAATATTTACTATCAGCTCCATTCCATGAATAAATAGATTGATCATCATCACCAGCTAAATAAATTCTATCTACATTGTCTGCCATCTTATATATTAATGACCATTGTAATGGAGTAAAGTCTTGAGCTTCATCTAAGATAAGTAATTTTAAATTAGGAAAGTCTACTTCATCTATTGCTCTGGATATCATATCTGTAAAATCTATAAAGCTATCTTTTTTATAATGCTCATATGTAGATATCTTTCTAAGATAAACATCTAAGCTATCTTTTTTATAACTTTCTTTTTTGTAAGTTAACACTGGATCTTGCATCGTGTTTCGTGCTTTATCATAAATACCTAATGACCAATCTTTATATATAAAACCATCATCAGCCAAACGATTATCAGAAGTTTTTATTATTTTATTTTGTAATGCAAAGTCTATCATACAATTTTTAGGATCAAATACTTCTTCTTCAAAGTATCGTCTACAATATTTATGAAGTGTTTTAAATCTTTCAAAATCTTTTATATCAAATTTAGGAAAAGTATTTATCACTCTCTCTACTGCTTCATTAACTGCTTTGTTCGTAAAACTTATGTAAGCTATATCATTTGGAGATACACCCTTAGATAAATATCTTTTTAATATTCGTTCAATTAAAGTATATGTTTTACCAGTACCAGGTGGCCCATAAATTTTAACTGTCTTATTGTAGATCTGTTTTGCTTTCTCTAAACTTTTCATGATATGACTCATCCAATTCTGTTACTTTATCTTTTACTTGTTGTTGTATGCTTTCATGCGATATAAATTCTGGTAATGTTACAAACCATATATTCTTTTCTCCTTCATGATAATCTTTACGTTTACAACCTAATAAACGTAGTGCATCAGATGTAGTGTTAAACATACGAGACGCATTTTTTTTAATAAATTTATCTAAAGTAATTTTCTTAAAATAACATATATTAGTACCAGTGTCTAAAACCACATATCCATCTTTAAGTTTGTCATAATTATCTTGTTCTATGTGACTCTCAAAAAATCTTTTTAATGTATTATATTTCTCTTCTTCTAAAGTATCCTCAAACTTATGTTGTGAATCCTCAATAGATCTTTCTACTACACCTTTCATTAATAATTCAAATGGTGAAGGACCTTTCTTACTTTTTGGTAAAGTCATCCAAAAAACTCTATACCTAAGCAATCTTGTCCTAAAAGTTTTTTCATCTTTCATATCTTCTGGTTGCACCGTTATTCGTTGTCCATGATAATTAAATTCATACCAAATGGTTTTTGTATCTCTTATAAAAGTAATATCAGTAAAATCATCTATGATTTCTGGTGTAGCTTCACCGATACCTAAACGTCTTTGTTTACATAATTCTTTATTACATATTGGTGCATACTCTGGATGTTTAGGAGGACATTGAAAATCGTAATTACTTTTGTGTACACTCTTTGCTAATTGAGTAACTTCATTTCTAGGTAGAGGATTATGAAAGACTTGACTATTTCTACTATGAGCAATTTCTTCTAACTCAGCTACCGTATTAGAATTATTTTTTTTCATCTCTAATACCAACACATTAAATAAATAATTGTTTCTGTTATTACCTTCCCATCTTTCTTGTATAAGTTTCTGCACACATGGTGCATATGTATTCCACATACTTTCTGGTTCATAATCTTTAATTCTTAATTTAAAAAAATCTTCTGGTGATATCTTTTTTGCTAAGGCTATCTCTACAAATCTTTTTATTAAAACTGGATTGTTATCATCATCATATGCAAACTCCATACTACTATTCATGTTTTGATAAGGCATGTTTAAAGCTTTATTACATGGAAATATTTCTTGAGCTAAAAAATATTTATCATTTATTTTTTGTAATTTATCAGAAACTTTTTCTACCTCAGCCCATTCTGTAAAAAATACAAATATGTGTAAGCCACCAGACTTTGATTTAACTGCAACTAATGGTAACTTATAGTTTTTTATAATATCGACATACTTCTTTTGTGAATAATTTTTGTAGCTATTAGGATCTACATCTATGCATCCCCACAAACACTTACCATCTTGTTCTGGTTTAAAACCAATTCTTATTTTACCACTTAAATGTTCTTGCCATTGAGTCGTGGTCACTGGTTCGTGAACAGTGGTATAAGAGGTGATCCTCTTACCCCTATCATCAAGTTCTCCAGTTACGGAAGACTTGATGTAAGAGTCAGAGTTCCCTTTGAACAATTCAAAGAGTTTTTTCATGATACTCTAGAAAGGATCGTCTTGAGTGTTCGCTGTTACTTGAGCTGGTTTCTTTTGTTTACTATCATCAGAACTTTGCCCTTCATCTTCAGCTTCAAAATCTACCTTTCCAAAAATATCATTTTGAGATACCGTTTCATAAAAAGATCTGGTTTTTTCTAATGTGTTAGATTCTTTAACCTCATCCAACCATTTGTCAAAAGTAATTGACCACCCATGCCACTTATAACCCTCTTTTGTATTTTCTTCTTTGATAGAGGATAATTTATATACAGAACTCCATGAAGGTGGAATAAAAGTTCCTAAATCATCTGTCTTTGTTTTATTATTTAAAGTTGAGTTCCAACCTTTAGATTTACTTTTTTGTGACATCTTCATAGTAATCAAAACTGATTCTAATGGCTCATAAGTTTTTTCATCTACTATGTAACAAAAATGATTACCAGTGTCTTCAACATAATTACCACTAGGTAAATAATCTTTATTATCTTGATCACTTTTTTTACATTGATCCATAATAGATTCTTTTAAATGAATGGTAGGTCTTCCTACACCTTGTCCTTTAGGTGCCCATTCATTGTATGTATTAATGTAATGACAAGGTACTGCTAAAATACTTTTACCATAAAGTGTTTGAGATACTTCATTATAAATATCTCCAGCTCTTGCTTTTTCATTAAACATAGGATTACCCTCTTCTAATACTGGACTAGAAGAATGTAAAAGTTTTAAGATTGGTAATTTCTGATCTTTGGCAGTAATATTTTCTGTGCCTTCACCAGCATGTTCTCTTAAACTTATTTTTGGTTTCGTTGGTAATTTGTCTTTACTAATCACTACTTGTTTATTTTCATTTAAACTTGCTTTCATTTTAACTCCTTATTATTTTAGTTTTGCTAGATTGATAAATAGAAAACACATCACTAGGAACTGCTTCACCTTTTTCTAAAATTAATTCTCTAAAGGTTGCAGTCAAAGTATTCGTGTTTACTTTTTCTTCTCGATTAACATTTAATCCTTTTGATTTTAAGTCTTCAAAAATATCTGAAGCCATATTGTCTTCACTCTTTTTAAAATTAATTGCTAATTGATTTTTAATGATGTCTTCAAACCCATTATCTCGTAACCATTCAAAAGCTTTTTCTTGATTAGCTTTTGTAATAGATGCTTTAATAAAAGGTTTCACTTGGACAGTTGCACCATCAATAGTTTTTATTTCACTAACACCAACTTCATGTAATAAGTTAGGGATCACTTCTTGAGATAAATTTCTTTCTTTAGATTGTAGTTCTTTTAATCTTTCCTCAGTATTTTTTATTTCATCTTGAAGTGTCATTAACTTGTTACATTCAGAAGTGATATCAGCTAAACTATCAGAGCTTAAATCTGTCTTTAACTTTTCTGCTTCTTTTCGTAAGTCCATCAGACCTCCTTTCTGAATCAGTTGTACAAAACAAATCAGGTTAAGTCAAATAAAAAAAAAAATAAGTTTAAGAACCTTGATAAACTAGGGCTTATCTAGATGAGATATGATTTGACATGTATTTAAAAATCGACTATTATAATTATGTAAGGCATTTTCCTTACAATAAAACAAAGGATAAAAAAATGAGAAAGAGAAAAGTAAAACAAACAAGAAAAGAAATCATCAACAAAGTAGCTGATAAATTTATTGAAGCTCTTAAAACTCAAAAAGGTGATTGGAAAAAAAGTAAGATATGGAAATCATTAGAAAGTGGTTTACCTATTAATGCTAAATCAAGAAACTCTTATAATGGTTTCAATATTATTAATTTATTGTTAGATAGAGAAATACATGATTATGATAACAATGAATGGGGTACATTTAAAATGTGGAATGACATGGGATACAGATTGAAAAAAAACGAAAAGTGTTCTTATGTATTTTTTAATACTTTATTTGAAGTTGATGATAAAAATAAAGTAGATGAGTTTGGTAATCCAAAAAAGAAAAAGATTTGGTATTTAAAACCTTATGCAGTATTTAATGCTAATCAAATAGATGGTTATGTAGTTAAACAACCTAAAGCTCCTAACAAAGCAAAAGCTTTAAAAAATGTTGATAAGTATATTGAGAATACTGAAGCAGAAATATCTCATGGTGGAGACAGAGCTTTTTATTCACCAAATTTTGATAGAATACAAATGCCTTCTAAAAAATCTTTTTTAGGTACTGAAGAATATTATGGCACTTTATTACATGAGCTTGTTCATTGGACTGGACACGAGAATAGATGTAAAAGAGATTTTTCTGGTTTCTTTGGAACTGAAGCTTATGCAATTGAAGAGTTAGTTGCAGAAACTGGTTCAGCAATTTTATCATCTATCTTAGGTATTTCTCAAACAGTAAGAGAAGATCATTTAAAGTATGTTAATAGTTGGATTAAAAATCTTGAGAATAAGCCAGAGCAAGTTATCAAGGCGATTAACAAATCAACTAAAGCAATCGAACACTTAGATAGTTTACAAGTAACACAAGAAAAAAAGGAAGTGGCATAAGCCACTTCCGAAAGGATGATATAATGAAAACAATTCAAGCAGAATATCTTGAAGCAATAGATAGAGCAAAAAATAGAATGGATAACAAAAATAGTTTTTATGTTAAGCAATTAGAAGATGAAATAGCAGAACTTAAAAGAAAGAAAAAGTTTTGGAGTAAAAAATATTTTAATCTTAAAAAAGAAATAGGGCTTTTCTTTCCAAAGAAGGGAGTTAATTAAAATGATAGTAAATGGTGTACAAAGAAAAGTTGCTTTGACTATGGCATTTAAAGAACAAGTAGCTAGTGACATAAGAGTGTTAATTGAAAAAGGTCATAATACTTTTGGTAAACTAAGAAAAAAATTACCACAGTATGAAGACAATGAAATTAAATCTGCTTTACGATATGCAAAGACTAATCCAATACAGTCAGCAAAATCTGTAGGCACAAGAATGAACTCAAGATTAGTCATTAGAAGTTATTTAATTGTTAAACCAAAAAGTAAAAAAACTTATGAGGTTGTAAAATATTAATGTCACATAATTACAAAACAAAACCTTATGAACATCAAAGAGTAGCACTTCGTAAAGGTGCTACTCAAAGTGTGTTTGGTTTCTTTATGGAACAAGGAACTGGCAAAACAAAAGTTACAATCGACAATGCAGTATACTTATACAATATGCAATTACTTGATACGGTATTTGTTATAGCTCCTAATAGTGTGTATACGAATTGGAAAAAAGAAATAGACATTCATTCATCAGCAAAAAATTATATCTATCAACATAAGATAGATAAAAAGTTTTATCCAAAAAAAGATTGTCTGAATTGGTATTTAATGAACATAGAAGCTTTTAGTCATAAGTCTGGATACAACAAAGGATTAGAACTTGTTGAACAAAGAGGATTAAAAACAATGATGGTAATAGATGAATCTACTACTATTAAAAACAGAACTGCTAAAAGATCAAAAAATGTTTTAAAGTTAGGTAAAGGTGTACGATACAAAAGAATACTTACTGGAACTCCAGTAACAAAATCTCCTTTGGATTTATGGAGCCAGTTTGCATTTTTAGATGAGGCTCTACTTGGCTTTAAATCTTTTTATACTTTCAGAGCTCGTTACTGTATCATGGAAAGTCGACCAGTTGGGGGTAATCGTAGAATTGAGTTTCCAGTAAATTATATTAATTTAGAACAATTAGAAGAAAAGATTTTACCCTATACACATAGAGTATTAAAAAAAGATTGTTTGGATCTGCCACCACAAATATGGCAACGAAGAAATATATATTTATCTAATGAACAACGTAATGCATATGAAATATTAAAAGAACATGCTAGAATCGTGATTCAAGATAAGCAATCATCTATTCATAATAAATTAACTGAGATCGCAAAACTACAACAAGTATGTTCTGGTTTCTTATATAGTGATGATGGCAAACTTGTAGAACTATCAAATGCTAAACTTGATGAGTTGTTAAATGTAATTGAAGAGATAGAAGGTAAAATTATTATCTGGGCGACTTTCAGACATAGCATACAAAAGATTGAAGAAACTTTACAAAAAAAATATGGAGAAAAAAGTGTTGTGTCTTTATACGGTGACACAA